TTCCATAGTGTCTCCCGCCTGCAGCGCTCTTTTTCCGCGTGTCCCTATTTGCTGTTGCCTTATTGAACACACCCCTGACACCCACGCCAGGGTTCAATCACCCAGTACCTTCTGCTTGAAAGTGGCGTTAAGTTTTATCAGTAAGTTTTGTCTGTTAAGTTTTCTCTTATCTTTGTCGGGTCGCCTTCTCGTCAGCTCCCCCGGGTCTCTGCATAAAAAAAACCGACGCATTTTGATGTCCCCGCGTCGGTTGTTACAACATATTGTGGTAGGTTCCGTTGTTGTAGCTTTCTATATCTTGGTCATGGTACCGGGGACATCGTGGTCCATAACTCTTGTCTTTCGTTATATAAATAGTATGAAAAACGAAAAAATCTTGTTCTTTCACTATTATTATACAAAAAATAGTGAAAAAAATCAACATTTTTAGCTATTATTTTCGTCTTCCGGTTCAATAAAACACACGGTCTCGTTTTCGCATGTTATACGGACCTGGGCATATGCTCCGGCTACACGGTCATTCAGCTTTTCTGGCATAAAATTGCGGATAGTATAGGTATCCTCAACATCAGCTACGCCCGGAATAGACCTGGCACCGATGAGGATATTTTTCAGGTTCTCAATAGACGAGCTGAAAATGTCAATCGTATTTGAATTATCTTCAAGCAGGCGGTCAATATAGTATAGGGTCAAATCGTATCTGGTCGTGTCGTCCTTGACCGTATGCGTGCCAGACGGTATGATGAAAAATAGCGGGTACCAGTCTACCTGCAGGGGGTTTATCTCGGCGAGGGACGCACCGGCCGCGCTAAAATTGACGAGCTCCTGGGCTTTCGCCATTTCACCGAGCTCTTTGCATAGTTCCTGTAAATTCATAGTTATCTTTTTATCTTTAATAGAAAAAACCCTTATTTTCCGGCATTATTAGGCTTTTTCCTTATAAAACGGAAACATTATCAGCTTCCTTCCTTAAAAAACGGAAACCCCCCGGCCGAATTGCCGAGGGGCGTCTTCATAAACACGACAAAATGAGAGAAAAAAATCGTGTCTGTGGTTGGTTCTTAAACGAATAGTAAAACGAATATTTATCTTTACCCACGGTTGGAAAAGTTATCATTAAACCACCCCGTGTGGCATTATTATTATACATTCTTTTCTCAAAAAAAACAACATTTTTGTCAAAAAAAATGAAAAAAATGACATTTTTTTAGACATTCGTCAGTTTTTTTTGTTTTTCGCACTATTTATTATTAGACAAACGAAAAATAAACAATAAAAAACAAACAAAATGAGTTTAACATCCCTTATTTTTTACGGCCTTTTTGTTGGCCTTATCAGCTACATTATCGGTATCTTTTGTGGTTGGAAAACATATGAACACCCTTGCCCCAAGGAGGAAACCGCGCTCTACTACAAGGCCGGGTATGAGGCCGGTATGCGTGAGGCCAAACGCGAGGAGAAATCACGGGCATTTATCGCTTCGTTGGAGGACGCATTAGGCCCGGAGGAGGACGACGAAAATGTCATAGACTGCGGGGAATATTAAAATAGCCCCGCTTTGCCCCCAGATTTTAGCTGTGGCGAGCTTTTCGGTTGAAAACAAGTAATCTGTCATAAAAAAATAAACGCGCTCAAAACGGCTAAAAATGACCAAAAAACGGACCTTATTCGGGCCCGTTTTCTTTTGTCTCGTCAGCGTTGGTATATCCGCTGATGTTGTATTGCTTGAATAGTAGTTCGTCTTCCAGCTCCATTATAGTCCTTCCTCCATTATTCTCTTCATAGCGTTGGCATGTATCCGGGCGAGGACATCTATTCCTTCCTCGCTCTGCATTATCGCGTTATCCTTCTTATTGTCGTAAAATAGGTTTTCGGTTAGGACCGCAGGCATTATCGTATTCTTCAGCACATAAAAGTTCTCTTCCCAGTCTTGCTCGTATAATTTTTGCTTATACTTGCGGACCTTGCAGCCTATTCCGGGGAGGAGCTTGTCGGCTTCCTCAATAAAAACATTTGCAATAGGGTCGCTCTTCGTGTATCCCTTGCTCGTATAGATAGCCCAGCCACGAGCGTTCATCCAGTTCTTTCCATTACCGGCCGCGTTCCCGTGTATGCTTATGTAGCAGGTATTCCTACCGTATTTGTTGGCTTTTGCGGCCCGTTGGGATAGCGGGACATCATTTTCCTCATAGTCCAGGACGGCGATAGGTATATCCATCTGGTCGCAGTAATATACGATGCGGTCAACGAGCTTCCGGTTGAATTCCCATTCCATGAGTTTTCCTTCCGGGTCTCGCTTTCCGGGCGTATTCTTGCCGTGTCCTGGCGATATTAGGAATAGTTTAGTCATTTGTCTCTTCTGTATCTTCTTGCAGTTGGTCCTGGGTCCGTATATTCTCATTCTCGTCCTCTGGCTTCTTTATCTCAATCTGTGTATTTCCGTGTGATATTGTTGCGCTGTGTCCTCTTTCAACGGCGGCAGCTACCTCACCAAGTGCAGCGAACGCGAATAGCTCACCGACCGCCGCAAGTACGCTTCCATCAACGACCGCGAGGGGTGGAATAAAAAACGGTGTTATAATCAGGCCGATAGCTACGACCAAACACGCCAGGAAAACTCTCTTGTGGAAACGGGAGCCAAAAAACATATCAAGCTTGCTCATAGTATTTCCTTTTTCCTTTAATATTATTATTTGCCCAGCCATAAACCGGTGCGGGCGTATCTCGGCTTGCGTTGGCAGGTGCAGAAACCGTCCGGGACCTCTTCGTAGGCCTCTTTATTCTCGCACAAAAAGTCCATCAGCTTATTCACGGCGTCATAGAAAAATGTCTCGTAATATTCAGCCATATATTTGACATCACCGGCGCTTGTGGCCTGGACATTCGTATCGCTGTTTTTTACGACGCCCATATTCCTTATTTTCAGCGTCATCAGCGTACATAGTTCAACGGCGGTGCGATAGACGAGGACCGGGACCAGATAGTCATCAAGGAGGACCTTGTATGCCTCATTTTCTTCGTCGTCAATAGTCTCACCGGTGCCCTTGACCTTGTTATACACGAGCTCCTGCACATGCTCCACCAGGTCCGTACCGATGATGTCCTGCAGGTAGATATTCTGTGAGATGCGGATAGCGTTGCCTACCTCGCTTTCATTCACATTCAGGTTTATCACCCCGTAGGTCTTTACCTTCTGGGGAGAAATCAACATAACATTCTTATAATCAGTCATTTCCTTATAGTTGTTTGCAGTTATTCTTCGGTACCGAAATCTATTACGAACGGGGCGATGTGTATTCCGTCCTTTGCTCCGGTTATCTTTTCCAGCGCCTCTATTATCACATCTTGCTGGGGTTCAATCACGCTCTTTTGAAAAAGTTTATAGCTGTCGCGGTATTCGTTGGTGGCGAAACCGGTTGATATTCCATTCACCAGGCCCATGAGGAGCGGGGTACAACGCATAGACACGAAAATGTTGGTCCTGGCGTTATCCTTTATCGCAATATATCTTTCCGGGGTCTCGTCGCTCTCAATCTTGGTTACCTCTATACCTGAACCGTCCTCATTCTTCCAGTATAACATAAAGTTGGCCTCGTTTTCGCTTCCACAAAACTTGCTCTTTATCGCTTTCTCTATACCTTCCTTCTGCTCGTCGGTCAGGTTGTTATTTTCCGGGAAATTGAACACATATTTAGCTGAAAAACCGCGAGCTACGGTATTCAAGCTGTATTTTGCACACTCAATCTCGGTGAGGACATCGTAAATAGCGCCAGCGAACGGAGGGAGGGGGTAGATGCTGTTAGTAGTGTCATTCTTGTAATAGAAAATCTGGGTCGGGTTCTCCTTGTTGATATTCGCGGGGTCAAAACGGTCAAACTCCTGGCTCTTGGACTGATATTTTGTCCATTTCTTCGCGTAGTATATCTTGGTACCGTCCTCATTTGTCCTACAACGACCGAAGTCCAGCGGGAATAGCTCAACTACCTGGCCAAGCTTGTTATAAATGACCTGGATAGCGAAACCACCATAGACATTCAGGTTGAAATCGAGCTTGCTGATGAGCTGTCGCATAGTCAGTCCGGTCCTATTCACCTTCTCACGCCAGTATGCAGCGTTATCGTCTATTACGATGTCATCTCCCAAAACATAGTTGATGATGCCGTCTATAATAGCTTTCAGCGTCGCGCTCTTGTTGTAGCAGTTGTGGTATAAAACGGGCAGTTGATTGTCCAGTCCCCAGGTCACCATGCTCTTGTTGCCATAGACGGCCTCTTCTGGGTCCACCACATATTTGTTTTCTATATCCAAAGCGGATAGCTGTATTCTGTTTTCTTCCATATCGTTGATTTTTAGTTAGTTATCGTAGTAAAAAATCAGGTTATTATCCTGGGTCTCGTCATATACATTCTCATAAACGGGCACGCCATCGCCTATTTGCAGCAGACCGGTAGACGGTTGCAGGTCGCGGAGGAGGACATCGCCTTCTCCGGTATGCAGAATAGTGTCCAGTATTGGGATATTCAGGTCATATTCAACATCGTCTCGGTTGTTTATGAGGACCACATAGGTATATTCCCCGTCCGGGATATCAAGCTCCGTATCAAAACGGTAGTATAGGTGGTTATCGCTTATATCAGTCAGCCCCGAATAGATAAAAAACTCCTTGCTGGCATTATTTTGCAATAGCAGGTCATATTTCGGTTGTTTTATCATATTTTTTTCTATTTTCATCTGTCTTTTAATAGATATTTGTAGGAATTCAACAAAATGAGCGTCCCGTAGTGGAACGCTCTTCGTATCAGTATGAGGGTTTAAGTTTAGATTTCGGCGTCTTCTACCGTCCAGCCAGCAGGTATTCCATTTACTCCGGTAGACCAAGTAGCGTTAGGGCGTTTAACAAATGTACCGGTTGCAGAAACATCGGCCACCCACCCCATAGTACAATAGTCACCTACCTTATCTCTTGCCAAACACTTTATGTAGTTAAGTTTTGTACATCCGTTGAACATATAGAAGTAAGAAAAGTTTTTTATAACAACTGCTGGTAGTTCTGGCGCTGTTGTCAATCTTGTACAGCCTTCAAACATGCGAAAATAGCAGCTTGTTGATAGACCCGTTGCGGGTAG